GCACCAACATCAAATGCTTGAACCCTTTTGTTATTAAATTCTATTGATAAATTTCTATCCGACCAACCTAACCGATCCATTTTTTCAACTATAGTGTCTACTTCGTAAACATCTGCATCTTCTATAATAGCACCAATATTTGGGCCATATCTACCATTACCAGTTATTAAAGAAAACATAAAATTATTTTTTTGTAAATCTTTTAAATCCATTTTTAATACAAGATTTATTAAACTTTCTGCAATAAGTTTTTCATTTGATTTAATAATATCTGACATATCTTTAAAAAGAGAAGAAGTTGATTTAAGTGATTTGTTAACATAATCATTTCCCAACTTTGTCTTAGTTCCAGATTTCCCACCGCCTAAAAAAGTTTTCCAATTTTTTGCGTTAACAGGTTTTTTACCAAGAATATTTTCCTTCATAGCTTGTTTTATAACTTTAACATAAAACTCCTCTTTCTTTTTTGCTAATTTAGTTTTAACAGAAACAAGTGCAGGGCCATTTAAAATTGTATCAAATGCTTTGTTTAGAATTGTGGGATCTTCAGCAGATTTTGATGATTTCTTTTTAAGAGAAACACCAAAGTATATATTTCCCTTTTTTAATATAATATCAGAGGAATTAAAGTCTTTCATACCATAAGCATTTCTTTTAAATACTTCAACTTCAGAGGGCCATTTAACACCTGTCATAAATACTTTGTCAGCAGTCCCCCCTAACATTTTTTTCATAGCATTTGCAGCCGATATCGCTTGACAAGCATTAGTATATGCTTTATCAAACAAATCTATTTGTCCCTGAGTATGTCCTTGACTCTTACCTATATTATTTTTTGCAAGATCAATCAAAGCATCAAGTTCTTGAATATTAGTGGGGTCTGAATAGTTTAAACAAGAAAAAATGCCTGCTAAAAGTTCATTAGGATCATCTCTAACTTGACCCTTTGCTCCAGATGGTTTAAGTTGTATGTATATAGAACGATCAACATCCACATGACGAAAGTGATAATCTTTTTCTGATCTAGAAGATGATATATTGATATTTGAAAAGTTTTCTTCTGTATCAATAACTTCTTTCGCAAGTGCTGCAAATTTAATTCGATCTTTATCATTAACAACTTGTGTTAAAGTAATTCTATTTTTATTGTCTTCTTTCAGTGTTGTTTGTGCATCTACAGATGCAACTTTAGTATCAATCAATTCGGCCAATTCAATAGCACGTTGCAACTCAGCGCCAGGCGAAAGTTCTTCTAATAAAGCAAATTCTTTCTGAACCTTATCTATAGGTGCGATATAATTTTCTTGAATAGGTCTAATCTGACGAACATATTTTCGTAATGACATATCAATGGCTCCATTTAAATATACTTTATATTATTTATATAACAGAAGAATTGAGGTTTGTCAAGGACTAAAACACAAAATCATCATATTTGTCTACAACTTGATTAGTAGCTTTAGTCTGTGAATTTGGAGTAAACTGCCCCGAATCAACTAAATCGTTCTGTTGTGTATTATCTACATCATACAGTCTCATTTTACTTCTGTCAATACCTAATACGAACCTTTTATTTATAGTGGGATCATTGTATCTATTTTTGAGTTGTTTTACTACAATTTGATTGAGTTTATCTAATTCTTCATTACTGATAAGAGCAAACATAAAGTCAGCAGTTGCTGGAAGTCCAAATGATTCTGACGTATCAGTCAAGTCCACATCTGTAGACGCAAAACCAGACCTTGTTGTTTGAGTTGCAGACATAATAGGAACATTACATTCTACAGCCAAACCTCTAAGTTCTTCTGCAATAGACTTAACTATTGTGTAAGAGTTAGCGTTCTGAACTCCTTTGAAACGACTTGAAGCACAGATGTTTAAATAATCAATAAAAATGATATCTGGTTTAAAAGACTTCTTGATTGCAAGTTCTTTAATCAATCCACGAAAATGTGCAGAGTGAGCAGATGCAGTAGGATATTCTTTGACTATAAGAGAACCAGATGTTTTCTTTGTGATTTTTGCAATCTTATCATCAAACATCTTCTTTGGTAATTCATGCAAATCGTCCATAGTAATATTCATTAGGTTTGCATCAATACGTTCTGCAATACGTTCCTCAGCCATCTCTAAGGTGATGTAGAGTACGTTTTTACCCTCTGATAATGAACTTGCAGCCATATGACACATGAACAAAGATTTACCAACACCTGTACCAGCAAGTGCAATATTCAAAGTTTTGTTGGGTAATCCACCATTAGTGATCTTGTTAAAGAACTCTAGGTCAAAAGGCACACGTTCTTCGATTCTGTGATAGTATTCGAATCTAGTATCTGAATCTGCAAGATAATCGTGACCAACAGCATTGTCAAAAGAAACAGCCAATGCATCTCGCAATATATCGGGAATTGCATCAGGAGCTCTTTTCTTGTCTCTACCATCAATAATAGAAATGCCTTCAACTACTGCATTGTAGATTGCTTTATCTTTACAGAACTTTTCAGTAGTATCTACTAACCAATCAAAATCCACATCAGTACTATCTAATGTCTTAATGATTTCTACAATTTTGGAATGTTCTATTTCAGTTAAGTCTTTTCGACTTTCAACCTCAATCTCCAAGGAAATCTTAGTTGGAACTTTACTATACTTATCAACAAAGTTGTGTATTTCTTCAAATACAATTCTTTCTTCTTTTACATCAAAATAATCAGCCTTGATAAATGGTAGTACCTTTCTACAATAATTCTCATTGGATACTAGATTGCTCAGGGTTGTGCGTTCTATTGTCTGGGTGTTCACTATTTTGCTCCGATTGAGTTATGATGATATGGTAAAGTATATCACCGATTAATTTAAAAAATGCATCTCCAAATTTCTCTTTAGGGATTCCATTATTATCTAGTATATCATATTTAAACTTTAAACGCAAGTGTTGATTGTCTTCTAATTGAGTTTCATCAGGAATTGTTACTTGGCCGTACTTATATACCACACCATGATAATCTGTTTCATCAGTGAGGCCAATACAAGTTTGGTCTGGATGATCTTTACTTTCTAAGAATACAAATTTCTTAGTAATTGGATCTTTTAGTATTTGTTCAGTTGTTGGTAACTGTGATAGGTCAACCTTTTTCTTAATGGGTTGACCTTTGGAATTTAAAAGTTTAGACATAGCGTAAATAGCTCCCTACGATGAATTTTGGTTTATTTATTGGTTTTTCACCAGCATGAGGATGTGTCCAAAACGGTGGAAACATGAGTAAAGAACCTTTTTTGCAAGATGAACTAAAGCCTGTTCTTTCAAAAGTTGTTTGTCCTGCTTCGTTATTATCTAGGTAGAGGAAAAAAACTAAAAATCTTCTTGCAGTATTATAATCTGTCACATCAACATGAGAACCAAACATATCCTTATCGTTAGGTAAATATCGTTTCATGCGTATAGACTCATATGTATGACTTAAAGGCCACATATTATCTGTGATATTACAATCTTCTCTGTATTGTTTTAAATACGTCTTATATGTGTCCATTAGATGTGCAACATCATTTTTCCATATACCGTGTTCCTGTAAGTGGATTTGACTAAAAGACATTTTCCAATTACGAGCTTCATTCTTTCTATCTTGATGATAATACTGTTGTGGATTATCTTCATACTGTTGTATTAATTTGTCACAGAAAGTATCTGATACGGCATTATGATATATTTTTACAAACTCATTATACATAAAGTAAATAGCTTCCTAAAATGAATTTTGGTTTATTTATTGGTTTTTCACCAGCATGAAGCCAGGGCCAAAGTGGAGGAAAAATCAAAACTGAACCTTTTTTGCAAGCTGATGAAATATCATGTTGTGGAAATGAAGTACTTCCCTTTTCATTATCATCTAGGTATAAAAAGAATACCAGAAATCTTCTTGCTGATTCGTGACTGTTAACATCGACATGATCACCAAATTGATCTGTGCCATCTGGTAGATATCTTTTCATTCGTAATGGTTCAAGACTGAATTTTTCAGGCCACATATTACCAATGACATTGCA